ATCAATTGAGAATCCAAAGAGTTTTGCCATTGTATAACTATTTTTCTTTTATTATAGCACTATTTATCAGTTTTAACTAATGCTTTCTCCTCCAGCATTATCACCAACACCTTTGATTGATTCAAAGTATAGTACTTGTAATTCTACCGTAAACTCCTCTATTGTGTCAACTGTTTCGTAAGATAGATCCATCTGACTAATTTGTGTTGGGAAAACATCATAGAATCTGTATGTTCTAAGAGTTGATCCATCACGATCTAACTGATGAACATAAGCATCTTCTTGATAATCTGCTGGATTATTTGTACCAGTAGCATCAGATAGTCTGTTGATAGAATTCATCCACTTTTCAAAAGCAGATCGAATTGAAAAATCAGTGTCGTTGATTACGGTGATAGTCCATGTATCAAATGTTCTATCTCCTGCAACCTTTAAGATTCTTCCTCTAAAGTTGACATCTATTGGGGTGATATTTGAAGCAGGTAAGGCAGCTGCTTTGACTAAGAATCTTGCCTTATCCTTTACATCATTGTCGATTCCTATTTCTTCTGGGAAAGCAAGTTCGACTTCAAATAGATTCGGTCTTGCACCACCACCTACTAACTTACTTTTGAAGTCAGTAATTCGTCTTAAAGGTGGTCTGTTAAATTGAGTTGCCATTTTCTTTAATTACCTCTAATTAAACGTTACCGATTACTTCTTCAAATGATACACCTGTTCGTGTAGCAACGAAGGTTAGACCGATGAAGTTAATTGATCTTGCAGGTTTAATGAATATGTCTGCGACAAATTCATTATTATCTATGATTGCAGCAGTGTTATTTGTTTCATCACAGATAACTCTGAAATCAAAGATTCCTCGTTTTGCCTGTACGTCACGAAGGAATGGTTCAACAATGTTTACAAAGTTTGTCCTTGTGATCTCATCGTTGAATTCAAACATCTGATCTCTTGCAGCAGAAGAGATTGCATTTTCTAAGAAGATAAACAATCTACGAACGTTTATTCTGTCAAATGCAGATGCTTTTCCAAGTCCAGTCTTATCACCAAAAAGGATTATACCTCCACCAGGTGAGAAGATGATAGGATTAATTCTATTTGAATATAATTTATCTCTTTGTGTTTGAGATGGATTATATGTTAATTTAACTGCATTCAGTATTGCACCTCTTGCAGTTCCTGCGGGTGAGAACCAAGGGAAATTGTTAATATCATTTCTTGCACATAATCCAGCAATGTCTCCGTTCATTGGGACATATCTGAATGTATCAGCAAATCTGTCATACATGTACTTGTAACTACCATCAAACACTGCGAATGAAGATGAAGTTACAGGAGCAAAGAAACCAATAACATTATCAGTTATCTGCTCATCATTAAAGACTGTAACAGAACCTGCACTACCATCACTTAGGAATGCTCCTCTATGTGGTGATACAAAAGCAACTGCATCTTTTCTTATTTCTGCAACAGAAATAATTTTATTTGCTAATGATTGAGTTGTTTCTTTTGTATGATTACCAGAACCCATTAGAATGAAGTCTGCTGAGTTTAAGTTATCATCTTCAAAGAGTTGATAACCACCTGCTAATCCAGCTAAAGTAACTTGGAATGCACCTGTTGCATCCTCATCTGTTCCACCATCATAGTTTTTACCACCACCTAAAGTGACTGTTGTTGCACCTGTCGCTGCAAAACTAATTCCTTGAGCATTTTGATCCCAACCTACGTCAGATGATAGTGTGAAGTTAGATGCACCAGTTCCGAATGAAGTAGTTACTATACCTGCAGGTGCTCCACCAGCAAATATGTTGGTTGAGTTATTGTAAGTATACTTTCTCCAGTATGAGGGTGAACCTAATGAATATTCAGCATCTTTTGCTTTTGACATTGAAAGGTGCTTCTCTAAAATAGTACCTGCATTACCAGATACTTCACCTTCATCATCAATCACAACTACATGAACTTCGTCAAATCTAGAACTACGTGCAGCTGCATAAGAGGAAGTGCCAGGACGATCAGCAATATTATTCCAATTAATTGTTGAGTTAGTTAAAGTAATTGATTGTTGATCAAACCAGTCTACATTTGCTGTAGGTGTGCCAGTTGTATAAGATGATGATTGACCAGTTGTGTGTATCGCAACTGCAGTATTTCCAAACTTGTAGACACCATTTGGTTGGTATGATACTTGTGTAGAAACTCCTGCATTGGTTACAGATTCAAGAATCTTAACGGAAACTTTTTTGTTTGTGGAATCAACTTGAGTAACAATTCCTTTAAAGTAACCTGTTAGTAATGAAGTTGTACCTGAACCTGCTACAACCGTATTTGCTGGAACACCTTGTGTGATTCCATAACCAACTGCAATATTTGTTGGTAGTGAACTAAATGTTAAAATTTGATCTGCTAGATCATCTATAATTGCAACTTTTAATCCATTTGCCCATGAACCAGGATTTCTTGCTGCAACAGTTACACCAGTAATTGTTGATCCATCATATCCTAAGTCATTGTAATGTTCTGTGCTTTTTATCTTTATGTCCGATGCACTTCCAGAAAATGCGTTCTTTAAGTCATCATCATCAGCTCTAACGACCCTTAGTGGTCCTCCATATGCAAGATAAGATGATGCAACCATCCAATACTCATAATGCTTATCAGTAGAGTAAGGTTTTCCAAAATTGTCTAGTAAATCTTGTTCTGTCTCCACCAAAATTGGAAGGTCAACTGCTCCTTTGGCAAAAGGTCCAACAAGAGCACCAACTTTGTCCGATGCTGTGTCTACACGACCAACGGTTAAGTCAACTTCTCTAACAACAATTCCAGGAGATGCTAAGTTTAGTGGCATCTTTATTCTCCGAATCTCAGATTATTTCTGAAATTATTTATTAAAATACCCTTTTTCATGTAGTCTACATGTATTATAAAGCACCATCCCAGAAGGTATCACCCATTGGTTGCATATTTCTTGATATAAAATATAACCCTATGTTACATACAAACCAGTTAATGTTAATAACCCAAGTTTGTCTCCACAAATATTTACGATTGGTTTCAACTATAAAAATGTTTCTTTGGTTATCTGATTGTTTTACAATTTGTTCCAATATCAATGCGATCACAAATCCTATTGCGTAGATATAGAAAGCAAAGTTAAGAAAACTTGAACTGAAAAGTAAAGCTGAAATCATCTGTAGTCCCACATGTATGAACGATCACCATATTCATCAGTATGCCATACATCTCCATCTTTGTCAATGAATTGAGTATCTTCTAATCCAGTGTTTATAAAACCGAATGGTGCCATGTCCTGCTCAATTTGATTTTTTTGCTCTTCATATATTCTCTTTCTGATGTCATTATCGGTCATTTCTTTAAAATATTCTTGTGCAACTAACCATGCAAAAAGAACTAAACACATTGCTAAGTCATCATTACATCCTTCCTCTGCTTCAAATGAGTTATGTTTTTGAGTAAATGTAGTTAATTCTGATATGATTTCGTAATCACAGGTAAGTAATTTATGATCCTCAATCATAGTTTTCAGGTTACTACAACCTAATTTTTTCACTGCTGCAGTGGTTCTGACACCAAGTTGTGTCTTCTTTCCTGAAAACCCCTGACCAACAATTTGTCCGTTTCGACCTCTCATCGACGCCATAAGCAGGTTCTCATACTCTAAGTCATATTGAAGTATGCTGGCAACTTGATCTCCAATATCATTTACTTCAACTAATATGTAAGCATTATTAAATCCTTTTGCTACATCAAGTATAACATTTGGAAATAACATGGGTTTGATTTCATTATTTCGATATTTTGCAACCACTTTGTATGGAAATTGAGTGACATCAAATACTATAAATGCTGAATAATCATTTCCAAGTCCTCTTGCAACGTCAACTGTAACTATGTAATTATGATCTTTTTCTGGTTTTTCGTAGATATCTAAACCTGCATTTCTTGTGATTGGATTTTCATATACCATATTTTTCAATATGGCAGGTGCTATTAATGTATTAACAGAACCTAGAAACTCACATTCAAACTCAACTCTAAATTGTTGCTCTGATGTGTTTGCAATAGTTTGTTCTTTCCAAACAGCATCTCTACCTGGCACTTCACTCCAATGAACGTCAGTTGGTACATATTCGTTTTTATTTCTCTCTGCATCGTGCCAATATCTGTAAAAATGATTCATCCCGTGAGGGGTAGATACCATTATGACTTTGGTGTTTTTACCAGAAGTGATAGTAGGATATACTGAGGCA